CCAGTCCAATGCGCTTTGGTTACACATAAAGTTTTAACTTTTATGCCCATGGGATTGTCTGCTTGTTCGACGTCCACTTTGGCACGTTGGCAGGCTTGTTGGTCCGGAAGGACGATATGACGTTTATCCATAAAGTCCCCGCCAGGAGTGAACAAAGATATAATTAAGACCCATTCTTGCATTATACAGCCTCCAACATGTTAGCGGGCACTTTCCACAGAGTATACCCATCTTTTACGGTCACATACTTAATAGCTACTTTTGTCACAGTGCCGTTGATCACCATGCCACGTTTGGTGCTAGTGAACTTGACATTGTCACCGACTCTAAATGAGCGTATTTTTTCTTTGCGGAGTTGAGCCCTAGCAAATTGCACGGCACTGAGTATGCTGGTCAGTTCAGTGTCTGTAAAGTTACCAAACATAATTGCAGAATTGACCTGCTGAATATCTGTAAGTTTTTCCATCTTCAACTCCTTTGTTGTTAACGTATGCCACAATTATATAGGAATTTGGATTTATTGTCAATGACCCGACAGGGTGAATGGGTATTAGTACTTAGGTATTACTTTCTTCTAAGTTGTCTAAGTAGCCTTTAAGATTGCTGTCCATTAGTGTTAGCATACTGGCTTCTTGTTCATCGTATACAGTAATTTTCTGTGCTCGAAATAAAAAGTACATGCCAGGAAAGTGTCTTTCCAACTGTAGCAGGTTCTTGTTGGTCAATGGTTCACTGAGTTCGAATGTGTAACTCTTAACATCGTTTTTCTTTAGTAGGTTGTAACCTTGTAGACTTAGGCGTAGACTGTTGCTGTCTGTGGGATTGTTCCATAACTGATAATGCACCAGATGTGTGGGCTGTCCTAATATTTCTGCAAATACTTTAGTCAGCTGATTTTGTTTAAATCTCTTAGGGGTAGATTCTGTCACCACTTTTCAATAACACCACAGTAAACAAATCAGTCTTGAATAGTGTATTGAGTTTCTTGGCCAAATTGATAGCATGTCCGGGGTTCGAAAAACTAGTTTTCTTATATTTAGGCCCAGGGTAGCTGACTAACATGTTGCTGGACTTTAGGTTAACAGGTTGATTATCGTAGAAAACAGCCCATATGCCTTCGCTACTCAAGACCTGTTCTGTCTTATAGTTTGTTTTGTTAACGTGTTCCACTAACACTTTTGGTTTAGGTCTCGACATACTATTCTTAATTGACTGTTGTATTTAGTATATTTATCTGCGTATATTATTAAAAACTGCCGCCATCCATGGCCACAGTGATAACTTCTTCTGTTTTGTTGCTGCCAGCTGTTCTTTGACTTAATGTAGCACAATGATTGAGTAAATCAAATAAATCGGCGTGTAAATTACGTGCTTCTTGGGCAGTAAGCGTCAATTGTTTGCTGTTACTTTGATTCATTAGTTTAACTTTATCGTTGAATACTTTTAAATGTAATGTTAATTTACTTTCCATTGGCTAATCTCAGTTGTTCTTGCATTTCAATTTTAGTCTTATAGGGCCCTTTAAATTCATAACGATTTAACGTAATTAATTTTGGACAATAACTTTTAACCCAGCCGTTGTTGAATTTAATGATGTAGTATCCTGCACAATAATAACTTTTACTTTTACTGGTTTTAGTGTAAACAGGAAATTGATGTTTAACGTCCCACAATGTATTCCATGCTCTGTTGCTTACAGGATATCCGTAGACTTCATGATGTTCAGCTTGGACTTTTTCTTTTTTAATAGTTACGCCATCAAACACAATATTATGCTCTTTGGTCAACAATTTAATTGTGGGAAATCTTTGTCTTTGTTCGTCGTGTACATAAACAAAGCCGCCGTCCTCTACTGCTTGGATTGTGGCAACTTTAGTGCCTTGGGATTCTACAATCCAAAACTTATTTTTAATAACTGGTTTAGCTACTAATTCTGTCATTTGATTCTTTCAAAGTTTGTTGATGTCTATATTCTCTACGCAACCACCACTTGTACTTAGCAAAATATTCTTGCAGGGTATAGCGTGGTTCATTGTATTCGTCATGTTCACTACAGTTGTCTTGCCATAAATCGTTTAACCAAGATCTAAAATCTGTCATTCATGATCCTTGAACATTTGACGACGACCTTCTTTGCCAAGAGTTTTATCAAATATTTCTGTTACACGTTGTAGCATGGCACAGGCCAACATTAATAGATCATTCTCGTCGTCGGTTAATTGTATAGATTGATCTATGGGTTTCATTATTTCCGTCATGCGTTGCTCAATGTTTTTATTCATAATCAACCTTTTAATTTGTCCCACATGTATTCATGATCGTGTAAGTGTGCCACAGGTTTGAGCCACCCCATGTCGATAGCTTCTTGTATGACTCTTTTGTAACCGTCGGGACATTTTGTACTAATCTCAAAACCAGCTCTAGGGCTCATGATCATTCCGTCATTGAGCATAAAGTCATCGTCACTTTGACGAATAGTTTTAATAGTGCTGATATGAGTTTTAAACATGCTATGTAATAAGTTCTTTAATAATGTCTGCGGCTATTTTTACTGTGTCTAAATCTAAATTTAATTTACTGGCAATTTCAACTACGTCTAATTGTCTGTCTAACATCTCTCTAACTTGATTAATGATATCACGTGCCATATATGACTCCTAGTGTGTACATATATAACGCCTTAGAGTGATGTTTGGCATACATTATTTCTTTTCTTCCAGCTCAATTTTCTTTTCAATTGGCGGGGGAAAATATGGTTCAATTACGTAATGTGTTGCACCCCACCAACCAAACGCTGTAAAGAAACCTGCTAGTAATAGTTCTACTATCATCAATTGACTCCAAAATGTTTTTGAATCTGTTTAACTTTTCCGTCTAGCAGTTCAAGACCATCTACATCACCTAAATACCCTTGAGCAAATGCTTCGTGATGTTGGGTGGGTTTGACAATGTCAATACATTCCTGCACAATCAACTCGGCAAACTTTTGCATATTGTTGTAGTTCCCACCAATGCCCCATCTACCTACCTTTATATCCTCGCCCCAATCGATTAATACACCAGCCTGTCTAGCAAGTTCTCTAAATCGCTCTTCGTTCATTTAGTAAACCTCGGCATGCCAGCAGGTGCGCCAGCGTATTCGAAACTTGATAACATGGGCAACAAGCCTTCTAGGTCCTCTGCAGGATGACGCTCAACCACAGGCATAGCCGCACCATCCACCAGCATGAAGTACAACTTCTTGGTACCTTGTTCTATCTGGTAATCAAATATGTGTTGTAAATCTTCTAATGTCATCGCTTTAATGCCTCCCAAGTTTTCTGTTTCTCTAGTTCGTACACTTCATGCAGGGCCATGAGCCAATGATACACATAGAATAGAGGCACTGACAGAGCTAAAACTATAAGAATGTATTCTGCTGTGGCCGCTCGGTCAATGAAGTGTATGCTGATCCATCCTAGAGGTGCCAACCAGCAGAACACGCCAACCACTGCGGTTGTCACTATGCTGAGGAAAGTTTCCTCTAGGATCAAACGGCGATAACCTTCTACCCAATCTGATTGGCTGTTTTTGATTCGTTTAAAAATCCATGTTATAAAGTTCATTTAGTAAATTTCCTTAATACTTCTTTGGCTAGATCCGTGTTATCCACTGAAGTTTCGACATACACAGGAATTAGTTTTATACTAAATCCGCACTGGGAATTGGGATCATAGCTCAACACAATACTTTGTGATCTAGGATCCCACGATCCTCGATTAAAGTTAATTTTAATATCTTTGATATTTGTTATATCCATATCAAACTTCTATGCCGTGTTCCTTAATGGCATGACGCAGACTTTCTTCAATCAGCGCATTAAATGTTATATCACGTTCGTGTGCAATTTTCATATAGCGTAACAGTTCTTCATCTGAAAAATCAACTTCGATTTGTACACGAGTGTCATAGTCTCGACCTGCTACAATAGCCCGGGCTTTTTCCAAAAAGTCAGCATCTACGTCAAGATCAGTGTAGTTGATATCGTCCCATGCTTGATTAGCCGACACCGAACGCCGTTCAGCTTCTTTGTTATGCTTGTCCACAAACTTGGGATTGATCATGCGGTAAGCACGATTGTTGGTCATATCACATACTGTTACTTCATAGACTTTTTGGCTTTTAGTACTGAACACAATGTCAGCACTCCACCCACCATCACTGTGTTTTCCATTCCACGCACTGAGTCTATGGCTATATGGTCCGTAACATTCCCACCCATAGTCACTGCCCTCGGTAATTTTATATCCTACTACTTCAAAAAATTCTTTCATTTCAATCATTGTGTATATCCTTTACTTAAAAAATCACTAAAACTTGTGGCATTTTCACTTAGTCTATTCAGTTCATATTTGCCACAAAACTTTAAGAACTGAGCGCCAATCATTGGACGATTCTTTGCTACACTGTTGATAGCAATAGTTTCTGCAATGATGGCCCTGATATTGTCTGGCTGTGCAGACAAGTCTACCAAAGTACGATTACGTTCATAATCATCTAACACACGATGTTCGACACCGTTGTGGTCTGTCCAACGTTGAAGCATGAGATTGTTCCAAGAGAATCCCTGTTTAGCCCTATCAGCATAGGCTTCTTCGAGACCTACTTTGTTTTTGCTACCTTTAGTACGCACACCTGGATAAGCACTAAACACATTGTCAGTGGGGTCACCGCGCATACATTTTTCAAACAAGATCCAGCTAGGGTCGGGAATCTTCTTAGGTTCTTTAGTTTTCTTATCAATAACTAACTTGCCTTTTTTATCAAGTATGCCTTCTAAGGTATGCAGTTCATCTGCAATGCCGTTATATTGATTTACATTGGCACTAAGCAGTTGATGAAAGTCGGTGTCTGAACTTACAATGGTGTGGTGATCCTCAGGGTGACTTTGGATCCATCCTGCCACCAGGTCATCTGCTTCCAACTGTCCGTGCTGGAGAACAGTACAATTTGTTCTGTCTGTGAGGAATGTTTTGAGGTCGTCAAACGCTTGCCAGAACAATCTATCTTCTTCTTGTTCGGCCTCAGTTTGAGCAGCTCTTGCCACTGAGCGATTCTTTTTGTAGGGTTCATAAAAGTCCTTGCGCCAGCTACGACCTTCTAAACAGAATACCACATGATCTGCTTTTTGATCACGCCATGCTTTGTTTACGCTGGCCAGTGTGACATGAATGGCAAACCCCAACCTGTCCCATGTATCGCTTTGGCGATGGGCACTGTGTCGGGCACGGAAGAATGTGTTAGCGGTATCAACGATTAAGTATCTCATGCCATTATAATAGCATATTATAATTTATCTGTCAATGATTTTTTAACTTTTGGTAAAATTAACTAATTTCAGTGCGTCCGTCATCCAATTTTTTACGTTGAATGCCGGTTAATGGTCTTGGATTATTTGCTTCATATTGTTCAAATGTTTCCAGTACAACGTTTCTACAAACATCCTGAAACCAACGATCCACAATGGCAGCATCATCTTTGCCTTGATACCCACTGCGTACAAGTTTGGCAATAAAGAATTCATTCCAATCCAATTCAAATGCACCAGCACCAATATTCTCAGGATCAAGGTCAATGGTCACACAGTCTACCCAAGGTTCGCCTTTTTCCGTAGCAATTTCTTTAGCGGTCTTTTCTACTTTAGAAGCCTTTACTTTAGGCTCCTTGACCACTGGCGCAGCCGGCTCTGGTTGTTTTTTAAATCTATCGAATAGTCCCATTTTAATTCCTTTTTAATTGCCACAATATGTGTTCATTCTTATCATGCCATCGAGTTTCAACAACATCGTCGCCCGGGCCAGTCAATATAGCAATTAATCTATATCCGTACGTAAACCAAATAAGTTTATTACTTATATCACAACGCCTGGGCCATAAACAAAATTTAAGTTCTGCTCCGAGACAACGGCGATAAAACCAGTCGTCGGCTTCTTGTTGATTCTTTTTGGGATAGCCCATGGTCGCTCTATGCTCGTTGTAACTAGTTCCAAACATTACTTGCCCCAACCGTTGCCCCAAAGGTCAACATGTAGGCGTGGGCTGTAGTTGTAACCTCTAGTCAGTGCCCAGTTAGCAACATTGACACGATTTTTTTCATAAGGGGTAACTACACCGCCTTGTGGCATAACAAAAACAGGCATATGGAATCCTGCTCGTATATATTCTGCTACTGCACGATCCACTTCATCAAAGTGTGCTTCTGTTTCTACTACAAACTTCAAATAAGTGTATCCGTAGTTTTGGTATCCCACAACAACTTCAGGCTGAATAGCTTCTTCCCATGCTTCACCACTGGCAGACAACTTAGGACTTACACTGAATGTAATTTCTCTATCTCCACGATACCATTCATCTAGAAATTCTTTAAATTTACTGCTGAGTTCTTGGGTACCGTTTGTTTCAAATGTAATACTGTGAATATCTTGCATACGGGGATGACTTAATAATTCTTCATATGTACGTTGCCAACCTAACAAAGGTTCTCCGCCTGTAATAACAAGATGCACGTCATTGCCATTGTTTTGTTCCCAACGACCATTAGGAGTCAGTGCCAACATTTTTTCAACGATTTCGTCTATACTGTATGTGTTACTTAGATCTTTAAATGCAGGATGCCAACTAGCATAGCTGTCGCAACCTGTATTGACTAAAGGCAGTTCTTCAAACGTTTTGTACAGATGAATATTCTTTGCTACTTCGTCTGCTTCTGTGCTAAGTTCGCCGGGCTTACAGCCAAAGCCTGCACATTTAAAGTTACAACCATATGTGCGTAAGAACACACTAGGAACGCCAACAAAGCGACCTTCGCCTTGGGCACTATAAAATAATTCCGATATTTTAATCTTACTCATATATTTTTGACCATTGTTTAAGTTTTTCTTTTTTGTTTGCTTTGGCAATGTCTAATACTGCTGTATTTAAAACGCCTTGCTCAACAAGAATATCTACTAATGCTAACACATCTCCCACTTCCAACTCAAGCATTTTGGAGTGTTCGATACCAGTTTTATAGTGTACGCTGTCGATACCAAATCTACGGCATTTACTTACTTCTACAATAACCTCTGCACATTCTTCTTGCAGTATACCCAATGCTTCTTCTATTTTTGAATTCATTTCTCGACCTTTGTGACTTTCATATAATCGCAGGCTCTGCAATGTTGCTCAGTGAAATATTGACCTTGTTTATTGTGAAACTCAAGGCTTTTTTCAGTCAACCAATGTTCGCCTATACTGCATAATTCTTTGCGGCGTTCTTGCCATGTGAAATGATTACCAAATACCATATAACCCCATATGAACAAAATAACAACAAATAAAAATAAACTAATCATTTTTCAACCTTCCTACCTTATCTCTTATGAGAGCTTGCATCAGTTCTGCATACTTCGTGAGATGATTTTCTAGTCCCACAGGGTCAATGAAAAAATGCTCACGCTTGCCTTCGTTGTAACAAAACACCAGATTGTGATTCCTGCGGTACCAGCCACATTCAATATTGATGATGCGATCCCACTCATCCAAGTAGTAGGATGTTCTAATGGGATACTCTGTATCTTGGTACTGAGTAGTGATCCGCACAGTGTTGTCGGTGACCGCAACCGTTGTGTTCTCACGGCCAAAACTGTCAATCAGTTTCCACAGTTCTGCTTTTGACAACTGGTACACATCAACCATTATCAGCACCTGTGCTTTGAATACCATATACCCAGTATTCGTACCCGGGAGAATTGATCAAAACAGTTTGGGCAATAGAGTCTTGCAGTGGGCCATTTCATACGAACAAGTCCTCATTCCATTCGCGGTGACCTTCACGGAAAGCCATGTTACTTTGTGTTTCTCTAACTTCAACACGATAACACCATAAGCGTTCTGCTTCACCTGGCCCCCAATTGTCGGGAATGTAAACACCATTCACAAACTTATACAGTTGATCTGCAAGTCCTTCACAGCCTAGTTTGGGTAGTACAACAATCTTGGCCATGTTCTTTTCCTGCAACAACTTAAATGTTGCCAGTTCTGGATCATCTTGTGCTACAATAAGTGTATGGTCGAATTGATCTTCAAGTATCTTCTTAAGTTCTTTAAGTCCGCCGTAGTCTGCGGCCCAGTTACGAACATCTAAATCATTTGTACCAAAGTAAAATTTCATACTAAACGAATAGCCATGTATTAGATTGCAATGACTGTCTGCTCGCCATTGGCGATAAGCGCAAGGAAATGCGTCGTGGTACTCTTTAGTACTAGTGTATTTGTATAATACGGGTGTCATGTTTGTTCTCCTGTGTTTCGTGTTGCTGTAATTACAAATCTTTTTGGGTTAAAACTATTAATGATATCTTCACTGACAACAGTCCATCCCAGTGAAGATATCATATTTTTTGTTTCAGCTATCGAAGGAGCACGAGCATTTACCATAAGTGTGCTTTCATCGATATACCCATTTAATGGATCTGTAACGGATTCTTTAAATTCAGTAGTGGATTTAGGAATTATTGATTCTACTATTATACATGTAGCTGAACTTTTTGTAAATGCATTTAGGATAAATGAATGATTCACAGTGTGATATAAATGTCCTGTGTATAATATTGTATCAACATCGATCAATATATTATTTAATATATCAATTTTTTCTAAGTTGGCATTTACCACAGTTACATTGTTATGCGGCCAATGTGTTTTAACTTTATCGAAGACATCAATATATAATTGTCTTACTTCAACACCTGTTACATTTTTTGCTCCGATATTACTACTAGCAAGAGTAAAATACCCAAGGTTACATGCAAGATCGATTACGTTTTTATCTTTTATATAAAGTAGATTATTACCTAAGACTTTAATGATCTTTTCAGCATCATGATCACTCCACTGATACGATGATTCAAATTCATCAATCCACTGTTCCCATGTGTCGTTAGTACTATAAATGTGATAAAGTCCGCCAAACCATTTTTTGTTTAGCAACTTGTTTACATCTTTCATTGGTTCTCCTATGTTAATTTTAGCATAGGCAGCAGAATTTGTATAGCGGGATGATGCTCAAAGGCCGCTGGATTGAACTAGTATTTATCGTACTCGATCCTGTGCATCACTTCCTTAAGGTTATGGTCAGTTACATGTTCCATAAACTTTAACAAGAACATACTGGCAACACTAGCATCTTCCCCAAGGAAATGAAGTCTGACAGCATTGGATTCACCATTGTGATGATAATGGCATTTCTTTGACTTACCATATTGTACATAAGTCGTTACTTGTTCTTTACCTCTACGGTCGTAGTGTTTGCTTTCAGTTATAACACCACCAACAGTTTCATACCACTCGATGATGTCATCTGATAAATTGTCAATGTCTATGCGAATGCCATAGCCAACAGTACAGCCTGGGGGTAGTCGAATCATTATGAGCGCAACAATTCCATACTAACAATGTCGCCAATGTCTTTGGCTAAGTCTTGGCCGTCATGGAGAACGTGAACAGTACAATGGTCTTCGTCACGTTTACGATCGTAGTTTTTAACTGTAAGTACAACACCTCCCCTTGCAGGAGTGACATTAAATCTTAAAGTGTTAACACGATGATCATCGGCGTTGAACGTTGAGCCGCCGGTGATAATAGAGTTGGAATATTTCTCCGCTCGCTGGCGTTTTTCTGACTCGTCATTCATTAACCAATTTCGTAACCATCGTTTAAACATTTTGTTCTTCTTTCATTGTTAGTGCGTCCATGATCTGAAACTGCTCGTAAGCATCTTTGAGACCCGGGTATTTTTCCATGCGCTCTTTAAGCTCTTGTTCTTCGGACATTTTTTTAGCGGCCCAGTCAAGTATATTTTCAGCATGTGGATTTAAATCAACATGGTAAGTGCCTAGATTAACGGGTTGCCAGTCTTTGCCATTGTACAGTTCTAATTGCTGATTGTTAGTATTATATCGTAAATCCCCAACACTCATGTAATTACTGTTGTTGACATAGTTACCAGCAGGGCCGCCAGTAACTGCAACATACTTACTAGTTGTTTTTATTGTGCCAATCAACTATCGCGCTCCATGTCTGCGGCTTCTTTGATCAGCACAACTAGTTCATCAATAGTGGGAACCATGATCTTTGCTGTTTTCCAGTCGTCATTTTTACGACCACCAATTTCAATCATAAAGCCATTGTCATACATGTTGACTGTAAATGATTCGTTTACTTTGTCCAGTTTGTCTGCGATTTTGCTAATTTTCTTCGTTGCCATTGTGTTCTCCTTTAAGTAAAGTTAATATTTTACATTGTTCGTAGAGCTTTGTCAAGTCTACCCATCCGCCTCGACCATCTTGAATTTCAAATTTAGTATCGGTTGCCCAAGCAGTGACCGCACGATAATACAATAGCTCGGCCGCTGATTCAGTGACTATGGGTGCCGCATCGGTCAATGCAGTGACCCATATTTTGATGCTTGCGGCTTTCATGCATTTAAGAATTGCCGAGCTTTAGATGCGGCTTCTTTTTCATTAAGTGCGGGAATTTCTATTCTAACAATTCCGTCCTTAATTGTCAAATCGTATGGCACTTTGCCAGTGAATTCGAATTCTTCAGGTAATGCTACTTCAACTACGTAAGTTTTTAAGTTCATTACACGATCCAATATTTTGCCGGCGGCGTCTGCAGGTCTCATCATTCGTCCTTGAAGTCGATGACATTGCCATCTGCGTCAGCACAGATAATACGCACAGTTTCTCCAGCTTCATTGCAGATCTCAATTGGTCCCCAGATCCACCATGCACTGTCGTCTTGCATCCAACCGTCATCACGTTCTTCTAGTTCATATGGACTGTTTTCATCTAAGAACTCACGAATTTCTTCTTCAGCTTCTTCGTCTAGTCCTTCGATCTCGATGTCATACCAGCAACCACCGTCATCCATGCTGAGTAGTTCAACACTTTCAATATTGTTGTACTCGCACTCTAACATGTCGATACTGTCTTTGGCACCATCACCTCCGGGTACTTCAGTAAATTCAAACTCGGGCGGATTGTCATCAGTAGTGGTAACTTCCCAAGATCCCCAACGGAATCCATTAGTAACAGTTACTTTACCTTTGCCGTCACCGCGTTGAGTATATGTTTCAACTTCTTGAACGTTCTTTTTATAATGTGTGCTTACAGTCCATAATGCCATAATGTTCTCCTTAAATTAACGTGGGGCAAAATCTTGTTGTAGTTTAATGTTGTCGAAGAATTCTTTCTTCGTTCCCGAGTCAGTGGTAAAGGCACCTTTTAACACAGTGGTCTGTGTTAGACTACTGTGTGCCATAATACCACGATTCTCGCAACATCCGTGTACTGCTTGAATATAAACGCCAACATTTTCACTGTCTGTGGCCTTCATAATTTCTTTAGCTATGTCATTACACAATTCTTCCTGTAGGGTTCCTCTACGAGCACACCATTGGGCAATACGTGTGTACTTGGACAATCCAATGAGTTTGTTTGCGGCAATGATTCCAATATAAGCAACGCCAGTAACAGGCTGATGATGATGGCTACACATACTACGAAGCTCACTACGAACAACAAGCATGCCTTCGTAACGGTCTTCACTATCATTAGGAAACGCTGTTGCGTCTGGTCCTGGTTCATATCTACCTGCCATAATTTCGTTAAAATACATTTTAGCCAGGCGACGTGCTGTGCCTTTGCTGTTAGGGTCGGTTTCTCTATCAATAAGCAATGCATCGAGCACACCTTCGAATGCTCGAGTGGCTTCTTCAATAAGCTCGTTTTTATCAAAGTCATCTTTGATGTATTCGCTAATGTTGTCGCCTGCCCAGAAACGTTTGCCTTCGCGTTTCATTCTAGCACGAATAGCACCACCTAGGTAACCTATTTCATAACCTTTGTCGTCTATGTTATCTGTTGATACTGGTTCTGTCATATTAATCCGTAATAGTAAATTGTCTTAGATCTGCATATTCAACATATTCGGGTTTGGGTTGATTAACTCGAATACCTTCCAATAGTTTAATGCCAATCTCCGCTTCCTCTGGGGTGGGTTTATAGTGGTAACCAACTTTAAACTTTTGTTGTTTTGTCCAGGGTATATTATTTAGGTCGCGGCCATCATAACGCATTAAAATTATTTCCTCATACGCTTGTTTGTCATCTAATAGTATAGCACCACCGCGACCTATTTGTAAAGGCTTGCTGTGTCCAAAACTAAGGCATTGCATCTGGTCCTGTTTATACATATCCTTTTCTAGCCTACGTGCGCTATCCCAGATTCTAGTTGATAGAAAACGGTACTCACCGATCCATTGAGCAGGATCATCCTCTTCATACGCATACTCGATGTCTAGTTTGTGCATGAGCATGGGTATGCTTAGATATGTAAAAGGAGTGAATGTACAAAACTCTACACGATCATGTCTCATGCACAGTTCGATCGCATGGGTACAACAATCAGTCATAATTGCATACGGAGCTCCAGTAAACTCTGCCAGTTCTTGTTCAAACTGTAATATTATATCAAAGGCGTTTGAGGAACTCATTTGCGCTGAAGAAGTTATTGGTTAAATCATCTGCCTGCTTGCGTAATTGTGGAAGTCGTGTATCGTAATTAGCTATATGTTCTATAATCAGTCGACACAAGTTTGGTCGATGCGCGGTATATGCATCAAAACTTTCAGTCCACTCGCTGGGATATTTGAATGTATCGTAATACATTTCAGTATAACTTAAACGATCTGGAACCAATGGAATAGCCCCTACCAGCGCACCTTCATAACAGCCAATACCCAATGTTTCTTGTAAACTACAGCTAAACACCATCTTAGCTTCGCCTAATAAGTTATGATATTCATTTTTAGTAAGCTCTCGATCCTGACAAACAACAAACTCATATTGTGGTAGTTGTTCTTTTAAGTCTCTGAAAATCTCTACTTGCTTTTCTGGAGCAATACGATGTGGAAACACAATAAGGTCTCGCTTAGTCATATCTTTATATGGAGTCAATGCATTGTCCATATACTCCATGGGCCATCCAGTACGAACCATTTTGCCGTCATCGTATCGCTCGGCAAAGTCTTCTTCATACCAAGCATTTTCACTAGGGTATCCATCTTCAAGTAATTCATCTATGAACAACTTAACATGGAACTCAGTGGCAAAGTAGTTATGATCAAACGCATGATAAAAACTTTTTTCAGCGTGTCTAACCCATTTCTTTTTGCCAACCAAGCGTCCAAGGAAGTCTTGAGGATCATAACTGCCAGCATGCCATAGTCCGTGTGTGACCACTGGAATATTCAGTAGTTCACTCATGTACCTTAAGTTTATAATGCCTGGATGCCAAGCATCAGTAAAAACAAAATGGTCGCCAGCATGAATGGATCCGCTACAAAATAGCCGACTGATTTGCTCAACTTGGTTAGCTTTGTATATATTAGTCCCACCGAAATTAAGAAAAGCACCGGGAGTAGTAGCACTAGGTATATCTTCAGGGCCTGAGATAATTTCCACATTGTGTCCTGCCTTTTGTAAAAGTTTAGGTACATGGCTTTTCCACTGAGCCGTGTACCTTGTTTCAACTGCTTCTAAATCAACTAACCAAATCTTAGACATTATCTATGTGCTTCTGCTTGACGGTTTAACCAGTTACGATATTTTTCGTATTTGCGGTATTGTTCACTGCGATACAAATCCTTTTCGTCGAACTTCAACATGTTAAGTCTACAGTAATCTTTGTAGCCTTCTAAGTCGTTGAAAATTTGATTGACTTCGGGCTTCATACGCAGATATTTTTCTACCCATTTAGGTTGTCCCATTTTATTCTCCTAAGATTAAATGTTAATAATATTTTTTTGTTTGCTGTTGATCATTTCGATTAATCGATCACTTGCTAGGCCTTGAATTGATAAAATTGGTCTGCTAGTACTACTGCAATTGGCTGTAAAATGAATTACATTTAGAAAATCACAATGGATTATAGTACCTGCTTCCCACTCTCTCCATATTTCGTTATTGAATCCCATAATTTGTCCGTACTCCCATGGAGTTAGCATAACCAATACTCTAATTCCTTTATGCTGTAACTCCTCGGGAACCATTTTATATCCTTCGGGGGGATCAACATGCCTAGACATAATACACCCTGGCTTCTGTGATTGAATTTGTACTTTATAGTACCCCTCAACAAATCCCAATGCTTTGGGCATTTTTTGTATAGTCGGGCATACAGATAAATCGTAGACTTCGTACAAATAATCTTTATGAATAGGTCTATCCCTATAACAAATTGAATTAGAAGTTTTTAAAGCATCTTCTAATTCACCGAACCATGTCCCATCAAATTTTCCAAGAATTGTTAATGGATTGGTTCTATCGGGAACAATCTCTTTCATATCTAGATCATGTCGCCTGTGATTAAAATATTCTGAGTGATCAATCATTTATTAAATTTTGATTGAGTTGTAGGGTTTTGTTAATTCGTATTTGATTAATGCACCATTTTCACTGTCTTCGCTGACCTCAATCCATACTGTGCGTTTTGGATATTTAGCAGCAATTTGTACATACAAATCATCTGCGATCATTTCGCATGACTTGTAGTCTAGTGCTAGAACGGAATTGTCACCGTTATACAGCGATTCGCACCAGCGTTTGAATTGTATGAACTCAACATCCCGGTCATTGTGGAACACATCAATCCACACCCGGAAATGGAAAATATGACGATGAGGAAAACCAAGGAATTGTACATCTGCTAATTTAGGATCTTCTAGTGCCGCTGGGTATTTATGAATACCTTCTTTTTGAAAACGTATCCATATTTTACGATCAGCGGCTTCCATGATCCTATCTACAGTTACTCGTTGTTCTTGATTCATTCTTCTTCACTTCCACTATGTGTTGGCGTTACAGGAAAATCTCCGGTGTAGTCCTTCCAGTCTGTGTATACATTCCTGGTTAGTAATTCGTTTAGTGGATGACACCACACACCGGGATTGGTATCACCCCAAGTGTTGTCATCAATTTTAACTGTAGCATTATAGTTGTAGAGTTTGATGTAGGGAATCTTAACACTGATCATAGGAATAAAAGTATTATATTCGCACCATGCTTGTTCGTGAATTTCCTTACAATACTCAACACCAAAGTCTAGCGTAACCCAATAGTCTTTGACCAACAAAGGTTTAATCATATCATCCCATGCGGCCCAGTCATAAGGACTGTGTGGATGAAAACTTTGGCTTGTACCAAAGTACAAATGTTTTACATCGTGTTTTTCTGCAAGCGCAATGATTTCGTCTACAGGTTTAACTCCTACTACAAACAAAGTCTTTTGACCTTTCATTGCAGTATTTTCTACTTCAATGCCAACAAAATAATCTACTTGTTGACGTCCACTTGTATTAATTGCCATGATCTATCCATTTAATGTAACCTCTGCTGTAAGCATGAGGTCTGTTGATTCCATCGCTGAAGGCCTGTTGCCACTCAGTGTCTCTATTATAGCCTTTTGTCCAGAAACTGTCAACATTGATATCACCGTTTTCGATCCAATATGCGGCATCGCGCATACAACTATAAAAACGATCCGTTCTTGGACTAGGAAAGATCATTGTACAGGCTTTCCAAAGTAAGTTACTGAAATCAGTTGTAACCGTTTTCTGTGCTCCGAACACAACCAATGCTTCGTTGTTTAAAATGTTTTCTGTAAACACTGTGGGTCTGCCACCCAAGTCAATGACAACATCATACGTACCTGTATAAATGGGTTTTAGTCTATCTCCCCATAGGTCTCTATTGCTGGTTCCCACTACAGTTATTTCAAAGTCATCCAAGTGATTGAGCAGTAGTGTGTTATATGCAACCCACGCAAGGAATCCGCTGCCTAATATAAGCAGTCTCTTACCTGGACCTGCACGTTCTGCAATTTCACGTACTGCTTGATACACAATGTTAATGCCGCAGGCCACAGGTTCCAATATGTAGCGGGGGTGCGCTTCTGGCACAGGGACATATTCTTCACAGCGCACATTGTATTGGTCGGCATACGCAGGTTCACCACGTGTAGCGACAAAGTCTCCGATATCAACGTCTTTGATATTCTTGCCAATTTCTACCACTTGACCCAGTCCTTCGTGTCCTTGCATGTGTAGGGGCAGTGGACCAAAATTACCTGACATCATATCTATGTCACTGCGGCATACACCAGTCATAATAGATACTACACCTATTTCATTGTCGCTACAAACAGGACGCTCATAGGTAGTTTCATAAAAGGCGCCATCGCCCCGAGTCGCTAATATTCTATTCATACGTTTTCGATTAATTGATGGATCCACATGTCCTGGGCATATTGATTTTTCCAGAACTTATTGTTATTTAGGTTTGCTACAGCGTCACGAATCATTTCTTTGTACGCATACTCTGGACAAAGTCCTAGTTCAAATGTTTCTACTGAGTCATCCTGCATGATAAATTCAATGTTGCGTTGATCCTGATCCATACTACGCCAGTCGGCAGTTAGATTCCATTTATCAGTAAACATCATACGACATACATCATCAACGTCATAAATGCCATCTGCTTTGACTTGACCATAGTCTGTGGTAGTTAACTCATTGAGCTGCCATTTTCTTTCTGCTTCAATTTTATTAACATTGTCTGTGCGCCACACTGGATTTAGTGCAATATATAAACTTAACAAATGAGGCATCAAGTCTCTACTAACACCACCAAATGCCAATTGTTTAGTGGTAAACCAAGTACCTGGATTAGGCACACGGTCTTTGTTGATCCAGTTTAAGTTTACTGTCTTTGCTTGATCGGCTAAAGCCTTTAGATGTTCTATGTTGTCACGCCATTGATTATTTTTAACCATCATAAAACGTGTGTTAGGAAAGTCCTCACACATTTGTGCCCATATACCACTGTTTTCTACGCCAGGCTTTTCAACAAATACAATACCAGCATCGTGGATGGCAGCATGTCTGGCTAGATTGATGTGTGTGTAATTTGGGGTACAAATATGTACAGTATCAAAATGACCATGTGCGGCAAATGCAAACCCATAATCATAAAAGTCTGCACCTTTTGCAGGATCCATGTCTACTGTTACAATTTCGTGCCCTAACTCTGTCAGCACAGTTTTATACAACTGTCCTATACCCATACCAATTACAAGACTTTTCATTTTTTAACTTTATCGTCCAAAGTAGGTTCTATTTTAGGTTCATAGTGATCCATTTGTTCATGCGGTTGTTGAAAACGATAAGGTGTCCGCATTGACTCGGGTAAGAATCCCCAAGTAACAGGTTTCCAATATTTATGAAATAGGTTGTTAATAACAAGAATGGCAATGGTAATTACGCAGAACCCCATACCAGCTAATATGGATCCAATTAAAAAATTTCCGGCTTGTTCAACAGTCATGTTAAGTTCTTTCTTCTAAATGATATTTACTGTGAGGATAGTGTTCCTGCAACCATTCCAGTAGGCCTGGTTCATATGGTAATTTTATTTCGCCTGTTTTGTTTACAATATAAATCATGTAAACATTATACACGATTTATCGATGATCGTCAAGATCTACGGTTTCGTGGTCGTGTTCCCACTGTAACCGTTCCATTTTTCGAATCTCATCTTTAAGCATGAGTTTCTGTTTCTTCCAATCCTGTACTAGTGTACTTTCGGAATGTGGATGTTCTTTTTCGTGTAGTATAATTTTTTCATCCAATACACGAAGACTTTCTTTTAAATGTGCAATTCTATTTTCATACATTTTATTCAGCCTCCAAAACGTCTAATTTAGAATCATCAAGACCGCTGTCGTCTGTGTGATATTCAACAGGTTCGTCTTGTTCAAATAAAGCATTAAACACAGTACTTGAGTTAAAAGTCTTTTTACCAACTGCACCTCGAGTACCAATAATACTTAGCCAATATCTATTGTAATGTTCTACTAGTTCTTCGGCTCGGCCTCTATCACTGGTAGCAAAAATATCATCAACAATATCCCTAAAAAAGTTTCTATCGTACCGACGAAATGTTTTCTTGTCTGCTGTGGTAGCAACTAGCATTTCGGGATAGTTGCCAGCATCATATTGACGATTAGCTTCTTGCACAGAATGAATATGTGTCCATACGTTATGGCCCATTTGCAGTGCATAGCTAAAACTGTCCCAAGATGTTTTACCTTCCTTACCTATTTTATTTAGGTCGCCGGGCTTGTACACACAAACATCTTTAATCATCATGCGTTCACTGATTGGGCTTTCTAAGAACGAGTCAAAGATTTTATCCTGTAGTAATGCATCGCCGAATCTGCGTGTGTCTGTGGCATACTTTTTATTATCCACACTAGGTTGCATGTGGTAGCTCCACTTAGTCCTATCTTCTGTGCTGACATCATAGTAAATTTGTCCATTAGCAGTTGCTAAAAACGGACTAGCACAGTCAAAACTAATTGTGAATGTAGGATTATGATGCTTACGAACTGCACGTTGAACGTCAGTTAACAGCGTAGCCCATTCGAGTTTACTAGTGCCTAAAAAGTGCATCCAGTCATGTAAGCCAGATTCCAGTAATCCATCAAATCTCAGCGCCACCAGTCTGCGTAGCACCAAGTGAACATCACACATATTTTGTCCGCCCATGGCCCAACCTTCAAATGGCTGTGCATATTGTTTAGGATCACAATACTTTTTCATACGGTCATACCAATCGTCTGCATCAGTATGATTTTCACCTTGTAGTACATTCAAAAACTTACACCGCCCTGTGCGATTCTTCATGAAGTACTCATTGTTGATATACGTTGCATCAACTGCTTCTTGATATGTGCTGATACCTGTAGCACGTTGACCTGCAGGACTACGAGCAACCCACGCAGGAATATCTAAAATCATTCCACGATCTGAATAAGCATCTAACCAGCTTAGAACCTGTGCTCGTTTTTTAGCAGCCTTGGGGCAATTAGGATCTTTCCAATCGCCTTCCCACACTCCTTTACCAATTTGGAATCCCCCTGAATCTCCCAAGACAAATGTATTGGGATCGCGATTGCGGATCATGTCTTCTTTGGGGTCAAACTTGTTGGTATCTAAGTTAGCATGACCTGCACTGTACAATGCCCACTTATAAGGAAAGTAAGCGGCATCTTTATTAAGCCAGTTCATGCCTTCAATGCCGTTTTCAAAGTCTGCAGGTATACGACCGGGATCTATGTAATTGGGATCATGCCGTTGCTTGCCTATGTAAGTACCATAGAAGCTACTCAATGCAGGCAAGAACACTGCATAATCACTTTGTTTGCTGGTTAAATCGTCGATACGCATTATTTTGTCTGTGCAGGTAGCAAGTAACGGTATTCAGCAAGACCACTGTCAACAGCAATCTCAATCAAGCCGTCGTCACCGCTGATCTTAAATGTCTTGTCACCGGGCAAGCTCAAAATGCCGATAACAACATTAACCGGCCAACGATGTGCTTTGGTCAGTGTCCCATTAACACCAGCATGGAAAACAAAATCTCCTGCATGGCTACTGTGGTCACCAAAGAAAAACTTTAAGTCGCCGTTTTCTGTTTTAGCGACAAAGTTAGTTTCTTCGCTGTTAGCACTGGCTTGAAATTTTAACCTTTGTGCGCTAATTGCACTGGGTTGAAATTCCATACTCCATTTAATTTCTTTGACCAATTTGCTAGTTTTAATTTGTGCCTCTATTACACCCGAACCCATCAAACGATAATCGTTTTTAAAGTCACCTGTTTTATTTTCAAAGTGAATGCCATCTGGTTCATTTGTTACCGCTTTTTTTGTTACTGTAATATTGGCATCTTCTTTGTATTCTGGTGTATTAAGAATTGTGTTCAGTTTAGCCAAATTTGGCATACCGAATGTTCCAATAAACTCTGGAACGACTCCTTTGATTTTAGCCTTGACAATCACTAAACGCTCAACGTCGATTGCCTCCAGTGTAGTTTCTTCTTCGGTACCTGTAACCTTAATAAGGTTAATAATTCCAAGTCCATGAGTATGTTGTACGATGTCTAATAAGTGGTCTTTCATATTTTTCTCCAATGATGTTGTATTGTATATTGTTTATTTAGAAAAATCAAGTGCCTGTGCTACGAATTTCACCTAGTACTTGATGTCCTTTTACCGTTTTAATATGTCCGGGCTTTTTAATTTCTACCCAATGTATTGATTCGTCTTTGTTAACTGAGTTAATAATTTCGAATCCTTGTTCTTTACAAGTTTTAATTAATAAAGATTCGGGCATCCAACTTCTGTAGCCCATTTCTGCAAAAATAGCACAGTTTACATCTTCACAATTATTATAACTAAACATCATAACACCACCCGGTCGCAAAACATCGTAGCATTGTGCAAGGTATGATTGAACATGTTTAAGTGGAAAATAGTTAAAGACGTTCCAACTAAAAATAAACCCGATTTGATTTTTTGGTAACTGGCTTAGGTCTGTGTCTGACATATTTTCTGCTGTGGGTGTATTGCCCGAGCCTACCCCTATTAAGTAAGGCCTCACTCTACCTCGGTATGCAGGATTGAATCTACTTAGTGTGCTGTCGATAAACTCTTGATATTGGTCTACTAGATATAACGGATCGCCTCCGATTAAATGATCAGTCCATTCCCCATCACCTGGGCCTATTTCCAAAGTAGGATAGTGCCATTCCGTGTAACTTCTTATTTTAACTATCAATTCGCTTTTCAATTCCAAGGATACGGGCAATAAGCGTCGACGCTCTCCTTCGACGTCAGTCATGTCACAGGCCACGAAATCGTTTACTACATATCCTCTGGCATGAAAATTTCTAGTCATTCGTTCTATATAGTCATCGACAACTTCGATAAACTCTGATATCTTTTTATCTACGTTTACTATATCTGTTTTTGTTTTTTCAACCGAGTCAGTAAGATCAACAATATGAGTTTGGATAACATCATAGCTGGGTTGAATGTTTTTTGTATCTTCTATTAGATTTTTAACAACATCAACTTCGAAATCTATCTTTTCTAGTTTAACAGACTTCAATTGATTTTTTAATTTAACTAAATTATATAAATTCATTTTAATCTTTCAAATTAGTTAAGTTAACTTTTTTGTTTTTTATGACAGGGTCATTGAAATATTTCAAATATTCTTCGTGTTCTGGGTGACTAGGTTGCCAAACTGCTGTGCTGGCATAGTCGCTGAACGTACCCCAGTCGTCTATTTTTTGAAAATTAATTTCATCAAATCCTAATTTATCGCAAAGTTCTACATAAGTTAACATGTCTTTATAATTTGCTTGTTGTACTACAAAATTAGAAGTTAACTGCATTTGACTGTAATGTTTTTGTTTCCATTTTATCATATATTTAGAACTTTCAAGCAATTTGTTCCAGTCGCCACCACGACGAGTAATATTATATACCTGTTCAGAGCCAGCATCAAAACTAATTTTAAATCGAACTACGTTGTTATAAATTCCTGACATTTTGTGCCAATGTGCTTTGGCTAATATACCATTGGTAACAATTTCTATTTCTACGTTGCTTTTATCTTTAACATCTAACTTACTTAAAAAATGTCGGTAAATCAGACTAGCAAAAGGATCACCGTCACCACTTAGCGTAAATTTTATAAAGTGATCTTGATTTTCAATCAACTTAACTAAATGTTCTACTAGTTTTACTTTGTGATCAAATTCAGGACCTTCGCTGGTAAATATGAATTCTTTCCTACAACTAGGGCATGTTAAATTACAGCTAGAATCTATTGCAAAATTAATCCAATTAACAGTGTCCGGCCTGTGATCTATACGTTCCGACAGATCATTTGATAAAATTAAACTACAAGAACCTTCGTCACAGTATCTGTAAGATCCATCTAGTATACTGGCTTGTATTTCTCTCGCCCTAACGCTACTGACAATGTCTTCCAGGGTTTCAAATTCCCAAATTTTACCTACGCTGATAGGTAACCATGCTTGACATACACACATATAAACATCACCTGCACTGTCCACAGTAATGGTATTAAATGGGTGATAACAATAACGACCTTTGAGACCTAGGTCTTTATTAAAATTAATTCCAGTGCCATGACGGTTCCATTTATGAGCATCAACCACATCGTCGTAGTTCAGTGGAATTCTATTCTTATAAAATTCATTGTTTAAATTAATAATTGGTATTATTTTTTTATTCAAAGCTAAACAAACTATCGAATGTACTGTTAATGTTGGTGTTTTCAGTGATGTCCCAATTTAGTACACCCAACAAATTTTCTACTTTTTGATCCACAATACCAGCTTCCATTTCATTGTCGTCAAAAGGTAAGTCTTTAAACCACTGTGGAATATGACTTTCGTCAGTGGGATAGCCCACAGATGTATATCCCAGTGGATTTTGTTTAAGTTTACATACAATGGTTTTCATACCGTCAACAATGGTCAGAGAATAATTATCACCGTGCATCTTACGTAAGTTATTCCAATTCATTGCCGCACGTACATGTCCTGGCATGTTAGCCTTACCCAGTCTAGATTCTTCTGCTGTGTACTTGGTTAAGTTGTTGACACGTTTGGGTGTGCCTTTTTCCCAAGCAGGACGATCTTGGAATTTAAGTTTAAAGTCTTTGATTTTTTCAATAACATCTTCACGTTTAGCATCAGTTAGCACGTCTAACAAAACTTCACTTAAGAAGTCCTGTACAATCTTAGGAGTATCACTGCGCTTCAAGTCCAAGCCCATAGCTTTTACATCACCAGGTTTACCTTTAACGTCTTTGCGTTTACCTTCTTTGTCGAAGATCAATACCGCATAGCGTTTCTTTTTAATAAACAATCCTTTGGTAGCAATCAGTTCACGCCCGCCTTTGATAATTGAACCATTGACTCTGGGGCAATGGCAAGCACGTTCCATAAATGCAGGAAACGATTCATTGACTTGATCTGCAATACTGTCATAGACTTGAATACAAACATCTTTGTTCCATTCCATGCGGCCAGCTTCTACATCTGCTCGAACAATGGGCCAAGCACTAAAATACACAGAGTCAGTGTCACCATAGATAATTGCATCACCTACGTGATCATACTTGCCAGTGATTGCTTCATTGACAAAAGCATCCATGTGTTTGGCAATGGTACGTCCTGTTAGTGTTGTACTTTGTCCAATCCTGTGGTCAAAGAATCTACAACCTGGATTTAAAATAGCACCATACAAACTGTTCAAGTTAATTTTCTTAACTAGCTGTCGCTTGTCCCAATACTCTTGGTCTTCTGGAGTTGTGCAGTCCTTTAATTTCTTTTGCATTTCCTTACGTTCGGCGTACCAACGTTCCAACAACCCGGGAATGATACCTTTCTTTTCGTAAGTAAAGATTGTACCATTTGCACTAACAGTCCAGGGTTTGTTACGGTCAAAGATAATGCGCCATACATCTGCGGCACTGCATACATCACTGGTACCGTCTACTTCCCAGTCTATAGTTAGTTCTGTGCCTACTTCTCCAGCCATCATAGCTTCATACTCTAAGCTACCAAATAAACCTTCCCAAGCAGCCGCAAAGCTCGATCCCCCAGCTATGCGTTCTGCAATTAGTTTGTCAGTCATTATGGGACGTAGTTGTCCTATGATTGTTTCTGGTCCCATGTTAAGGGCTCGAATAGCCGAGGGATACAGCGAGTTGATGTCAATGGCTCCGATGTATTCGTGCATACCTTTTTTGGGGTAAGCAACATAGGCACCTGCTGCCTGTGATTCGACTTCTTCCTCTCGTCCTTTTCTGTTAGGTACGACCAATCCTTGACTGTGTGCTTCATTGATAATTGCCTGTTCAGTAGTTGCTACGGCACCCATTGTTGTCTGCAATAACACTGTGTTATCGTGAGCAATGGTATTTGCCAAATCTAAGAAACGAAGTTTCTTATCCAGTTTCGCTATCAAGCGAGTATCTTGTCTGTTGTAAACAATAAACTTTTCAAAATCTTTGTTATACAACTGATCCAACGTACCTTCATAAGGTGTTTTACGTTCATCAAGTTCGTATTCGCCAATAGCATCCAAACTATAGCTATGGCGTTCTTCATATGTGTATTTTCTATAGAGTTGCATATAGTCCATATGCACACGACCAATCAAATCAAATGTTGTATTGCTTGCGCCAAATCTTTCAAATTCTCTTTGCTTGGGAAATTGTCCCCATAAACACATACGGCGTGTGTCGTCTTTACTCAGCACACGAGTAATACGACCAATGGTGTAGGGAATGTCATAGCCTTCGCTGTTCCATCCAGTTATGATATCTGCGTCGTCGATTAAATTTAAGAATGTATCCAGCATATCTTCTTCGCGATCGAAGATAAAACAGTTTTCAAACTTAGCACAGATTTCTTCTGCTGTTTCCCAGCTCATACTCTTGGGCGGTAAAACCAGAGTAACAAGTTTGTCTAACCAGTCTAAGTAAACACTGATAGCAGTGATGTTATTAAACGGGTCATTGGTAGGCGCAAAGCCACGTTCGGGATCAAAGTTAGCTTCGATGTCAAAAAACGCTGTGTGTAGTTTAGGGGGTTCTGCGCCTAAATAGTTTTCTTCAAGACAACGGAACACGGGTTTGAAATCGCTTTCCCATAGCCGTTTATTGCCTTGCACTCTGATTTCTTTTTGGAACTCTTTGCCATTGCGTGTGGCAAATCTACTCACAGGTGTTCCGTATATAGTACGATGTTTGCCTTTGGGATCATCGTAATAAAAGATATAGTTAACGGGATACTCTGTGTATATTCGTTCTCCGTTGACACGTTCTACAACGTGTATGCGGTCTTTTTGTCTATCAAATAATGCGTCAACATAACTCATGTGTGTTTATCCTAAAAAACTATGCCGTATACTCTAAGGTTATGCAGATCTAATTCTATATTATTTTTTACTTGATTGATATCTTCTTGAGTCAGCGGAGTTGATTTCATTTCAAGATACAATTTTTTAAGTTCGTTTACATTAGTTATTAAACTATGATAGTCGTAGGGGGATTTCTTTATTTTTTTGTAGTTAGTTACTTGATCAATCCCCAATTTTGAAAACAAATATTTTGGATTACTGATCAAAGATTCGTATTCCATTTCTACTACACTGTCAAAAAAACTGCGATTAATTATTTCATAAAAACACGTATAATAGTAAAACATAGATTTAAATTCAGTTTCACTTACTTCAAAAGGTTCTATAGTTTTATTTGTATAAGTTGCAAATTCTTTAGTTTGTTTGGTGGTTATCATACTGAGTATTGCATCAAATTCATTACGTCGAGTACTAATTATACAGATAAAATTTTTATTTGGTGGAACATATAACGGGTTATGACAATGAACAATTCCGGAATCAAAAAGTTTCTTATTTTGCCACGATCTATGTAGCGAACTAAAATGATCAATTAAATTACGTTCAATTAATTTTGAACCAGTTCTTCCAGGAGTGTATATAACAGCCGAAAACATTACGATATCAACATCCTAATTAGTCCGATGGTGTCGATGGTGGTGAGGAGGATATAGTTAGCAAGCATACCAAAGGAACGCCGACTATAAGCACACCCAGCGTAAATGCCACAGCCAAGAATCCATACTGGGTATAAGGCCAGAAGTGGGGGATTAGGGACGGTGATGGCCATTGTGATAGAACAACCAACAGATATACCCCAAGCAAGGCTCTCAAGACAAAAACGAATTCTACTACTCGTCCAGTCCAGTCTGATCCAGTTGAAGATTCCATATACTATATCTTTCAAAGAGTCTTGCCCACTGTTTCCAAAATAGTATTCAGCTCATCATGATCACGATTGGTTTCGCCAAGTTTAGCCTTGTGTGCAATCTTAACTGCTTTCTTAAGTGTAGCAGGTTTGATTTCAAGTTCTTCTGCTACTGCTTTGATTGTTTCATTAAGGCCTGCATTTAAGTCTTCAACTTCTTGTAACACTTGCATACCTTCGTTGATTAATTGTGTGAGTTTAATTTTGGCATCGCCATTAAAACTGCGGTTATAGTCGCTCATATTCTTCTCCTAAAAAAATTATTATACGTGAAATGCCAAACAAAAGCAACAACGTTATTCTTCAAATACGTAGGCTTTGGTGTGGTTGTTAAGCCATTGTGCAGGTGGCCAATTTGAATCGTTAAACATTACACCTATATGATGCCAATTGATAAAGATTCTAGTCAATGACAACAAGTATGTATCATATGCTTGATTCATTTTTTCCTCATCAATGTTGTCTGCGCTTACTACTTGTTTGATGTAAGGCTTCCAGAATGCAGGTAGTGTATCCAAAGTAAATCTATAGTCTGTGCCAGACTCTGGATTAACAGTGTACAAGTCCTTGGCCATGGGGTTAATGTTTACTGCATCAGCTTGTCTATCATTGAATCCGTAGCGTATGGTCATACCTTCAAAGAATCCTGCGGGAATTTCCAAAGGAGGACAAACATCTGGCCCTATTTGAACATGGTGGTAACCGTCAAAGTGTCTAAACTGTTCTTTGGTGGGAATGTACAGTTTATTACGTAGGATTCCGATGTTGTTCCAATGTTCAGTTCTAAAAATAAATTGATCCGGATTAGTAACTTGATCCAAATACCATTCAAAGTATTCTTTTTTCATAACCCTAATAGCATCATTGTTTTCCATGACATAAGTTAGGTAATTGTAGCTGGCTGGCTGACCATTGAAATAGGACACAGCTCTAATACTTTCCGGATAATGACTGGTCATTAACACAGCATAGGGATCAGGATCTGCGGCAATTAACTCTAGCCCTTCACGGAATACATCAATGTTATCATCTAAGAAGATATGATCTTCATTTCCTGCAGGAAAAATTAAATCATCATCTAGTAGATCCATTTCCGCTTTAACTTCACGCCATTGTGCAATGTTGTTACAGCGATGCCAATGTAGACTTAATTTTTCTTCAGGAAAGATACCTTTAAGCCACTCAGCCATTTCTCCTTCGCGACCTTCATAGCCATCGGCCATTTCTAAATTAAAAATAAATTTAGTGGTCAAGGGTTCCAAAGGAGCAAAACTAGCAAAGCTATATCGTGCTACATCAAAACGATTGTCGTTATTTAAACCATATCGCACAATACTTTGTGGGTTTAGTCGTATGTCAGTTATTTTACAGTTGAACCAAATTATCATAATAAATTCTCATAGTATAAATTTAAACAAGTTGCGATGCCTTGTTCGATTTCTTTTTCTATATCGCAGTGCCAACTTAGTTGATCTTCTAATTTTTTATAAACATCAGTGCTAAAACAATAGTGTCCTGCAACTGCTATCTTTACTGTGTCATTGCCATCAATAATCCACTTACGCCATTTTTCGCTGGCTAAAACCATATTTTCAAATTGACTAGAGTCGATGTCAAATTGTCTTGCTAGTTCCAAAATACGTTTAGTTTGTATTACGCCTAACTGTGGTGCTATGTTACAAGCATGAACTCCTGCTTGTCGTCTAAGTTGTATTTGTTCAGCAGTTAAATAATCGGCATTGTGCTCTTTTAATTTAACTCCGGCAGTTTTGGCAAAGTTAACTAACTTTTTAACCATTGGTACATCAAAACTGCCTACTTGCCGGTCTTCCATAGTCAAACTTCCAGTCTGTGCTACTACAAATTCCATGTTAGGATACTGACTAGCAAATTTAACATCTTCTTGATACTTTTTAACTCCAGCTGCCACACCTACATTTTCTTCTGTACCAAACTCAAATTTAATATTTGGGTTTAACCTTAAACTAAAATTAAACAATATATCTGCAACATGATACGGATTATCACAACGACTAGTGTCTATATGTATTAAATCAAATCCGTTTTCAATATCCCCTGCAATAGTTTTTTTGGTTGCTTCTACCGCGTCATTTAGACTCAGTGATTTCTCTACATCTAAAAAATACGGACCACAATGGTCTCTACACAGCATTATATACTCACTACGCAACGGTTGCAACTGTTCTGCTAACTCTTTGGTAGTCATCACATAGCCGCTGTCTGCGTCGACTTGATTACGACTGGCAATAAACATCAATGGTTTTTGATTTTCTCTTGCATATCGAGCCATGGCATCATTGATTAATATGCTCATTGGGCCAAACCCTAGTTTAAAATTCATAAGGTATTCCCATAATCTTCATAACATGTATACAAGCATCCAAATATGCGCCTTCCCCACCTCTACTGGGGGTTACGTAATCTGCGGAATTACGAGCTTCAACTCTGGCCTGTGCTGGTGCTATGCCTAACTTAGCCGCTTTAATTATCTTAGCATCGTGTATACCATCTCCCATGTAAGCAACATCTTCGAATCCGTAATTTTCAACAAATTTAAATCTTTCGGATTCTGGAACACAATGTAATTCACAGTTCATATGGTTAACAATACGTGTACGCATAATTTCCCAGCCAGTTTTGTCTGCACTGATAAAAATTAATTTCACATGCGGTTTTAACAATTTAACTCCGTCGTGGTCGTAATTACCAAATGCCTTAAATGGTTTTCGTCCCGTCGGATCCCAATAAATTACGCCATCGTTTAAACAACCGTCTACGTCACTGATAAAATACTTAAACATCAAACACTTTCTTTGCTATTAATTTTACTACATCCTCATCGGGATACTGATCTGTGTACAGTCTAAACTGATATTTAAACTGTGCAATATATATGTCTGCACCAGTTATGGTTTGTTTACCTTTTGCTTGTGCATCTTTGATTAACTTGGTATTGCCTATTACACAGTCTACAACCAAGTCTGCATTGATATTATCAACTGGAGATTCGTCTGTGCCCATACCCACGCTGGTAGCATTGATTAAAATATCAGCGGGGTTATGTCTTAGGTACCAATTATCTCTTTGTACTTGATAAATGTTATTTTCTTTACACAATGTTTTAACATTCTGGGCCATGGCACCGTCGCCTAACAAAACTATACTTTTGTCTTTAATTTTACCTAATAAAACTTCACTAAGGCCTAGATAATCACAATTAAATCCCAATAGTAGTTTATTTCTATTTACTACAGTGTTAACAGGCATGTAGTTAGACCGATCCACGTCCAAATATTGCTCTACTTGTTTTTTAAAGGGCATAGTAATACTAGCCCCAGCACAGTGTTCACGCACTAACTCCATGTCTGCTTTCAAATCCGTGCATTCGCATGCAACATATTCGGCATTGATGTTATGATGCTTGAACATTGTGTTATAAAATGTTTCACCAGTCTTGCCAGGTATGGCAGCAAGACTTACAAACAACTTATCTGCGTGTTGCCAAGCGATTGCATCACTCAACTTCATGTAAGACCCTTGCAAAATGAAATTGAGCCAGTGCAAACAAATACTTGTCAAAAGGTGCATCGTGCAATGGACTCATGTTCAAATAAATGATTGGTACTAATAATATAACTTTGCTCCAATCCAGACCTAATGTCTTGCAATATTCTTGTAACTGCATTTCATAATGCCGACTATTTTCAATGCTACAATCATTTAATGTAGCAGAGTCTGCGTGTTCGTTGTACTCTAACTTATCTGCTTTAACTGCTTGATAATCTAATAATATACCGCCCAGCATCTTAGCCATGTCATAGTACAAGTCGCCATAACTGTCTCCACCAAAGTCTGTGCGCCAGTCGATGCAAGTAAATTCATCTGCTTGGGGGTTATAGATAACATTCTCAAACTGGAAGTCACCGTGTATAAATGCCCACTCGGTAGTAGTGCATAACCAATCCCAATCTATTTTATTAAGATAGTAATCAATGCTTTGTACTGGTATGCCGTTGACTGTGCAGGGCTCACTCCAGTCACTGTACTTGACACGGAATTGATTAAGCCTATCCTGTGTTTTCTTAAAGTAAAAATCTCTACAGGTTTGAGCAGTACTAGGGAACCACTTGCGTTTCCATAGTGTTTCATTAGACCATGTCAATAACTTATCAAATAATTGTGGTGTTAATTGACTATAGATAATGTCGCCTTCTACGTAGTCATAGACTAAGAATTGTCCACTGCGTCTAATACCGTTAGGCATACACTGGGGATTTAATAATGCACGATTTGCTTTTTTATCTGTTAGTGTACTGTCTGTGGTAAACTTAATGATCTTGTTGTTGTCTTTGTAAAACAGTTCATTGGGCTTGGGAAAGCTCATTTCTTTAAGACCCTCACTGAGCTCGACCCACTTATCGTAAGTGCCAAAGTCTTTCCAGTCACGCACAGTATGGGCCTTAAGATTCAAATTATCTTGCAGTCCTTGGTATGCTTCCCTGGCTGATACACGTTCTAGATTTTCTACGTATTGCATGTCTTTGCAATACATCAATCCAATAAAAGCATCTACTGCTTGTTTGTTGGGCTCTTTGTTTTTAATTTCTGTGATAGTCTCGCCATCACGACGAACCCAACAGTAGTCTTGTGCGATTGCACTGTCCACAGGATGTACACCAATCCAGTTGTGATCCAATTTGTCCTTGTAGTCAAAGTCAAATAGCGTATCGCAACTCAGCCACATAAATGCGCCATTGATGTGTGCCGCACATTTTTGTATGGTGGTAGCAGGTCCTGTTGTGCCTTCTGCATAGTCAGAAATATCTACATACAGAATTTGTTTGTCTGTGTGTACAGCACTAACGTAGTCTTTGACTTGTTGTCCCATGTGTCCACAAGCGATGACAAATTTTGTGTCTGGGTCAAATTTATCAATGATATGACTGATCAAAGGTTTGTTATCATAAGGAATAAGACCTTTGTTGACCATTCTAGCAAACGGTCCCATACGCCGACCATATCCAGCTGCCAATATTAATACTGTTAAATTATTTTCCATTTTCTATATATTCTTTGATTTTATTAAACAATAACCAATGTCCGTGTCTATTAGGATGATCACCATCGGGATAAAAAACTTCAGGGTTCAGTCTTCTTAATTCTTCTGCTGCTTTGAGTTGGTCAGACAAGTATACATATTCTGCTTTCAAATTAATTAATTCATTATCTGTTAGTACATGTAGATCTTTTATATCTTCTATTATATTTTTACTAAAATCAAAAGTCAATGCAATAAAGTGCGGATTAACTATAGACCCGGGAACTAAAAACTCTTTGATACTATCAATGTAAGGTACAAGATTACTGTATTGGGAAATGTTTCCATGGATTTTAGTAAGGCCACCCATAACATGTACCACTAAGTTTTTTGTTTGTGCTATGGTGTTCATTTTTTCATACGATGACAATAATTTTTTTTCAAATGCTGCTCTGATACTTTTTGACTCTGCTACTAAGTTAATAAAAGCATCTGCATTTATCAGCAATTCTGAATTTATATCTCTGAATGGATCTGTAGTAATCCAAAACACATAGTCTGCAGGTCCTTTATAATTTTGTAGTTGTCTGCAAGCATGATAATTTGTTTCACCTAGGCCACCTAAGTTTACTACATTATACTCATTATCTAATAGATATTGTTCTAGTCCTTTGTGTAATATTTTCCTGCCAGGTCCCGCATCGGGTATATCTAGTTCGCCTTGAGTCCAACTATCTCCAAGTATTAATATTGTTTTCTTCATTGATGTTCATTGTCAATTCTACCGTGCGATCTATTAGCGTCATCTTGCAATCTTACTACATCGTCTAAATGGCAAGTGCTGGCTTCGACAAATTCTAAATCAGTAAGAGCAACCATTCTGTGTATGGTGCCTGGCTCTATACTCATTACGCTTCCTGGATTATATACTATAACTTGTAATGTGTCAATTATTTCATTGATTTCTTCTTGCGTATAACCGCCTGCCGCATAACGATCACAATCAAAGAATTGTTCACTGTACCAGAGTTGCCCGGTACCTTTTAAAATATAGTTAGTTTCTGCTTTGAATTTATGTACTTGTATGCTGGTTCTAAATCCTGCATTAAGTTTTATTTCTTTAAGAACATAGGTATGTTCTCCTTGGCCTTGTTGTATCCATTTTTCTTGCCCCCATGGTTTAGAAACGGTTTTAACTAGGCCCAGAGTTTGGTGTGTAATTCGATTATTCATAATGTTAGTTGAAGTTGTGTTTTATTTATAGCTCACTTAGTGGGTCACGGTAGCGAATCGATTCCCACAGGCAGCAGCCGCCCACCCGGTCCTAAGGCCAAGGTCATTTTATTTTTAAAAGTCTTAAAAATTCGAATATTTTTATATACATCCAGCCTATATCAAATTCAAACCAGCGGCGACTGAGACGAGGATTTGCGGGTTCCAGATGATGATTATTGTGCAGACATTCACCACCAATAATAATACCCCAAGGACTAATGTTTGTGCTTTTATCTTTAGTTTCACCATTGCGATAACCCCACCAGTGTGCAACTCCATTAATTACTCCAGCGGCCCAAAACGGTATCCATAACATCTGTACTGCCCAGATAACTAATCCAACTAATCCAAATAGTTGTAAGTCTATCCACAGCATTATGAGAATGCCCAGGAAGTTGTAGGGAGTATATATTTTACGTTCTAACCAATCATCGGGTGTGCCGCGACCGTATTGTAATATTATTGCCGATTCTTTGGCACTGTTTCTATATAACAATGCTCCGCCAAATAGTACACGCCAAATACCAAACACATGAGGGCTGTGAGGATCTCCCGGCGCATCGCTGCTAACATGATGTCTGCGATGTATTGCTACCCATTCTTTAGTAATCATGCCAGTAGTTAACCATAACCAAAAACGCATGAAGTGACTGAGTACAGGACTGAATATCAGTGATTTATGTGCTTGACCGCGGTGCAAGAACACTGTAACACAAATGATTGTAATATGTGTTACTATTAGTGTATAGATTAATTCAGTCATTAATTATTTTAAAGTTGATCTCAGCATCCAAGAGT